AAGGATAGGCTATTTTATATTTAAATTTTCTTATAAGGATTAATAATTGAAGTAATCCATAAAATCAAATCTGAAGTCTACATCAATAGTTGCAAAATCTCCGGTAGAATAATTCTTTTCAGAGAATCTGACAGTCTTTGGATAGACACCGTAGAACTCCATGGCAGCATGAGGAGTTCTAGTATTATCTAATTCTACAACTCTAAGTTTTGCTGCCTTGAATGAAAGGTTGCCGGAGCCACCAGGAGCAGCTAGCTTGGTCATATCTCCAGTTATTGGATCATAAATAGTTTTGAACCAGTTCCAAAGAACAGAGCAGGTTTTCTTTAAATAAAGATTATCAAAACTAATTGACAGCGTATCAAATAATGGTAGACCTGGGTAGTATACTACATCATTAACTCTGTTAACCTTGATATCATCAACACCATAGCTTATGGCATTAACTACCTTGGCCCCTAGAGTAAGATCTATTTGCTGTTGGCTAGAAATATTTGAAGGCAATCCATAAAATTGAATTTCAAATTGATATGATCTTACTGAATCAAGTGAGGTGGAAATCTTAGGAAGACTTTCACCTTTCTTAAAGGGACGATAATTATCTTTATAATAACTTTGAACCATTTTTATTATCCACTAAATTTAGCTGACTGATTAGTCAGATTAACTTCAAAGACGATCCATTCCGCAGTCTTGGTAGGCTTCAGAAGAATCTTGCACCAAAGTTCGTTACGATCAACTCTTACAGGGGTATTTACAGTGTCATCGCAAATAACCTTGAAGTCCGTTATACCTCTTCTAGCTTGAATATCGCTTAGGACACCTTCAGCTTTATCCTTTACTAGATCCCAAGTGTAAGCATCGTTTGGCTCAAACAGATCAATACGACCAGTTTGCAACAATACCTTTCTTAAGTATATCATCAATCTTCTAACATTAATTCTATCCAATGAGGTCGCGGCTCTCTGAGCGGTCTTCTGTCCGAAGATCGTTATACCTTCAGGTATAAAGTTTACTATTGGATTTAAGTTAGTGACATAGAGGTTATCTCTATCTCCTTGATTTAATGATACCTCAGTTGCAGTTGGCTTGGTTAATCTTCCACGACGGAAACCGGCAGGAGCGAACCAAGGTTCGGCAACATTGTCCGTGAATACCATTTGTCTTACAGCGAAGATAGCTGGATCATACCACATATCCTTATAGCTGAAGACATTGTATATCTGCACCCATGGCCAGAATACGGCAGCCCAGGAGCTATTTATCGCAGCCGTTCTACCATTGCTACCCTTACCATTCATCCAATCTGAGGCTTTCTGAACGGTTGAGAGACCCATTGGAGGTGATACGACGGCGACGAAGTTTTGAGTTTTTTCTGCCAGGGTAACAAGTTCATTTTGAACATTTTGAGAACTGATACCTGGAACTATAGCTATTGAAATATTTAATGAATCATCATCTAGAACTTTCATTCCTGTTTTTGGAGATGCAGTTCCAATTAAATCAGCATCAACACCAGTTCCATCAGTTCCGCCTAATACAGAGACTGAAGCTGATTCAATAAATTTATTAAATCTTGGAGTTGCTGAAGTAGTTATACTTGCTCCATTAGGATCTACTATAGTTCCACTTGATATTAATGAAGTTACCTTATCATAGAAGTTAGTTATTGGAGTTGGGGTGAGAGAAGTGCTATTGACAGCGGCAATTTCACCCTTGATATAATCAGAGGTTGTATTAGTGCTTCCAATATTAATTATACTTTCTACAAAGTTTGTTGAATTAATTAATGAAACATTAAATGTCTCAGCAGTAACTCCATCATTATTAACTGAAATGTTTACGTTAGGTCCAGCTACAGTATCAACTTCTAAGCTTATGCCGCTGGTTTGTCCAGTAACTAGGTTGGTTCCTAAATTATATCCTGATCCTTTGTAAAGGGTAGTGGCAAGATAATTTAATGAAGTATTTGCCCAAGTGAATCCGCTTGCAGTTACGCTTGATGCAGCAGTGAGGACATCACCTGAAGCATTTAAAGCTTGTAATGCATTTATACCACTATAAGTTCCAACTCCATATACACCTGAGAAAGAACTTACCGATAGTCTAGCATTAGTTCCGGCCCATGATCCAACTAAAATTCCATTGTTTCTTCCAACGGTTGCATCAGTTGAACTTGAATCCCAATAAACTGAAAGTGCATCTTTTGGATTAGATCCAACTCCAATTACTCTGCCTAAAGCAGATGCTTGTCCATAACTAGTAGGGACATCTAAACTTGAGTAAATAACATAAGTAGTTGGATCTACTACTTGAACACCGTCTGAATCTTTAACTGAAACTACTAAAGAAATTGCACTGTAAGTAGCAGTTGACATACCGGCATTTAATCCGTTAACAACTACAGCGGGACAAGCTCCAATTTTTAATGTAGCAGAAGCGTTTAAAGCATCAGTTGGAACTGCTCTAACATATCTTACTTGGTTAGTAGCTTCAAGAATTTCTAAAGCACCTTCCAACCCTTGCCCAGGAAGACTTTCCACAGGATTACCAAAAATTCTTATTAAATTTTCTTGACTGGTAACTAAGGTAGCTTCATTTTCAGGTCCTTTAGTAGCATATCCAACAATACCAACTATAGATGAATCTATATTTGGTGGATAAGCTGAATTATCTTTTTCAACAAATACAACAGCGGGACTAGTAGGTATTGCAGCCATTTAAATATCCTTTAGTTACTAATTACAATTAATCTTCTCTGATGAAGAGTTATGGCTTGTTCACTGATTTGATGCTCAGGAACAGTTATTACTTGCTTAGGTTGCAACCAAATAAATTCAGGACCATCCTCAGTATTAATTAATACATGTAGTCCCTGCAAAGAATAATTTTTAATATTTTTCATATTAACCGGTATAGAGGTGGCTTCCAAAGCCTTTAAAGTTTTTAATGTAGCCATATACAAAGTCTCTTAATAGTATTTACCCTCAATCAAACCAATTTTAATTTAAATTTTTTAATTAAATTAAGTTATTCCTCAGTTACATCTATTTCATAATTAAATGTTTCTATTCTTCCGGTTGAAGTATACAGGAATTTAGGATTAGGGATGTAAGTTTCAACTTTAATAGTTATTGATTTTTGTAATATTCTGTCATCCCCATCGTCAGCTTCTGGATTTTTAATGTCAGTTTCAGATCTTATAAATGCCTTGGTTATATCAGAATACTTAGTTTTAATTTCGTAATCTGGATTAAATAAGATAAATATGGATTCCCTTATTTGATCCATGTCCTCTTTATATTTGGTCCATATATTAATATCATAAGATATATTAATAGCTCTGGGGGACATACTTAATATCCTAACTGCCCTTTGTTTATCCTTGTCCCAATAAGTTTCGTGAATTAAAATAGGTTTATATTTATTACGTTTTTCGTCATTTTCGCTAGATTTTTCTACTATGGTAATTACTGGTAAAGTTATGTTATCGCCGGTTGTGCTTTTAGCTATAGCTCTTTCCTGATTACCATGGAAACATCTTATTTTAATTGGCTGGTTATTACGATCTACGTAATAGATATTACCAAACAAACCGATCAAAGATCTTAATGTTTCTTTGTATACTTTTTGAGTATACATTCCAGTAGAGATATTAGTTTTTTCTAATATCTCATTTAAAACTTTTGTATTGATTGGTATTGTCATATTAATTTTGAGTTACATTAACTGGAAGTTGATCAATGTTACCGTCAATATCTTGTAGTTCAAATGTCGCAGTAACTTCTTTACATACAGCAGGTTTACAAGCAAATGCATCACCTGTGGCTGATTGAACCATCATATCCACGTTAACAACCTCTTGGGTAGCTTCAATTGTTTCTGGCTTAGAATCAAACAAGTATTCTTTTTCTCTGATTTGATCTGAGGTTGGAACTATCTGGCGATGAATGTCATCAGAATCTCTTAGTAACTTGGCTCCACAAACTAAATGGTATACACCATAAGTTTCAAAGCTATCTTCTTGAACTTCAAATACTTCATACTTTAAATTTTGAAACTCTGGTTTGATTATGTCGCCTGCGATCAAAGGTCGTCCCAATCTTCTTTCAACATAATTTTTATTGAAAGTAAATTGTTGATTGTTTTTTAATTCAACACCAAACTGAGTTAAGTCTTCTTCTATTGGTCTAGGCTCGTAGTGTCCGTATACCCTTATAGGGTGTTGTGAAATTGATTTGCTTCGTTGTTCACCATATACGTCATCTATTTCTCTATTTTGAAAATACTTATAAACTAACAAAGGAGATCCACCTAATCTAATTTGTTCTTCATCAATGATGTTGAATAAATTTTGATCGTTAATTTTATTAAAAAGTTTAAACGGACTTTCGTATTCGTCCGCTGATGGAACACTTATATTAGATTTGTATTTTCCAAAATTAGACATATTAACCTAATGAGAAGAGTGGTCTTTCTTCAATCTCCGACATCAATTCCTCCATAAGCTCCTTTTTTTCCTGTGAAGCCTCTTGCACCAGGACGCCGCCATCCATTTGTGCGCCACCGCCAGGACCAGGAACCGATTTATACTTACCCCTGATTCTACCGAGGATTCCCTTAGAACAAGCTAAGGCGTATCTTTGAATCCAATTTAAATAAGCATGATGTATAGTGGCGGAATCTAAAGCCCTATACTCTAATATTACAGGTGCGGGAGTTTCCTGTGGTTCTGGATATAATTGAATGTATTTATTATTTACTATATTCCAACCACCTTCATTTGATAATACTTTTCGCATTATTTTTAAATACTGTTGAGTAAGGAAGAAGTCTCCTATTCCACCACCTTGAAAGAATCTATTAGTATTGAAAAATGCTAATGTCATATCAAATGCTAGAGAGCCTGGAGTATAATTTAAACCAAGTATATCTTTTTTGTACCCAACATAAACCAAGTTATTCATTATAAATCTTGGAAGCTCATATAAATTTTGTCCTGCCGAAGCATCAAACACTGCAAATTGATTAGCCCATTGAGGGGCATGGTAATCTAATTTAGATATAGCCTCATCTATACAAGTTTTAATTTGAAATGGAGTTAATTCAACTGATACGATTGGATGCCCCAACTGAGCTAGGATATAATCATTAACAGTTTGTTCAAATAAATTAAATTGACTAGAATCTGTTTCTAGATTTCTGTTTAATTTATCAGAATTAATATCTCCACTAGGTGTATAAGTGGTTAATTTTAAACCACCATACTTACCATAAGTTGATCCATAACTGGCTACAAAGGGTGTAATTGCTACCATACAATTATATTTAGGGGTTCACATAAAAGAAAAAGGCGGGCTTTTTACAGCCCGCCCCTTAATTTAACTTAATAAGTTAAATTATGATTCTCTAATCGTTAGGTTACCAGCAGCGTTACTGTAGATGTATGGTCTCAAGTAATCTGAACTAGCACCAATTAAACGAATGACACGGTAGAATCTGCTGGAAGGCTGAATAGCAGCCTTAGCATATCGAGTCATGATACCCTTTCTTGGCTGGAACGTGCCAGGATCAGTTACCATTGGCAATGGCATGAGTGGAATATATGGGCAGTATACGAATCCCGCATCCATGGGGCTTCCACCATTGTAGCCGAGGATAATCTCGTCTTCTGGGAATAGAGGATCTACAATTAGATCATATTTACCAGCAAACTTACCCTTATACTCAATCTTGCTACCCATGTTCGTTGGGCCATCCTTCTCTGGGAGACCACCCTCTAGTTTAGCGGCTGACTCCAAGAGTGAAGCAATGAGTGGTGAGGTTATAATGACCGTACCAGGACCTCTCATCGTGGTCTTGTAAATATCCTGACTTGCTACATTTAGGACTGCAAGCAAGTTAGAATACATTTGACCTACGTGCTGTGGTGCAAAAGTGCTTCCACCAAACGCTTTAAGGTCAGCTACAAAAACGTTTCTAGCTACGCCGTTCGTAGTTGGCGTTATAGTGTTACCCCAATCAAAGTTTCCTGGGTTAACACTAGTAACAGAACCGAGAGTGCCTAGATTGGCCCCAGTAACTCCATAATAGTTTTGGAAGTTATTGCTATTAGCCAATGGATCTAATGATTGAGCATTCCAACCACCTAGTGAAGCATTAGTTCCACCTAGTCCGTAAGCAATCATACGAACGTCTTCAATCAACTCACGGTCGATTTCAAGTGAAAGTTCCTTGCTGAGTAGCTCGGTAAGTTCACGCTCTAGATCAAGATTGTGGTAAGCCTTTAGATCCTGGGAAGCCTCAATCGTCCAAAGTGCTCTCATCTTACGAGTTTGAGCAACAACTGGCTGTTGTTCAATGTGGAATTGAACTTCTGGGATACCCGTTCCATCAAGACGTTCACCGGCTGATACAACCCAACCCATGGTCGTGGTTGATGCAGGCCATGAAGCAATTTTACCACCATACGTGGTTGAGGGTGATCCTAGATTACCTCTCAATACCGTTGATAGATCAAATCCTGAAGTAGCAGAAACAATTGCTTGGGTTAGCGTGCTGCTAAGTCCTGAGGTGACATTCGTTCCATCAGCAGTACGATAAGTAAGATTAAACTTGCTATAAACCGTGTTACCTACAGAACCACTCCAACGGCTGTTACCTAGATAGAAAATCTGTGAAACAGGAGCATCCATTGGTTGAGTAGCACCAATGTAGTTGAACACTAGATTGGGGTATACTCTACGAACTAGAGGGAAAGCAAACTTTTGGAAAGTTCCAATGTTACCAACAGTGGTTCCTCCGGTGCTTATTTGCTCTTCATTTATTCTCTGAGTCTCAGCTAAGACCGCCTTAGCTTGATTCTCAAGTAACTGCGCAGTGACCCGAGCGGTATATTCACTTTTGATACCGTCAAGGGCTTTTGACCACTTCTGAACGAGTTCAGGTGATCCTCCAACTTTTGAAGCTTCCATAATATATTTCTCCTTAAATTATGACATCAATTTCATGACCTCATCGGTCAAATAGCGATTACCAGTCGTCTCAGGCTTAACGCTATCCTTGCGTTCTTCTAATTTCTTCCCTTGACGTTGGAAATTTTCCTTAGAAACAACTTCAGCAGTATCGGAAAGCTTCATCGACGAGATGGCTTTTGATTCTGCTAAATTTCTCTTAGCTTGCTTAACGGACTCCTCAAGCATCTGATTGCGGTCAGATACTACTTTGAGTAAGTTCTTAAGCTCGATATTCTCTCGGAGTGACTTGTCTAACTCCCCAGCAAGAACATCAACTTTATTAGTTAAATTGTTTTGCTCAATTGCCATAGCATTCAGGGTGTTAGCCTCATCATCTGGGGTTATCTCAGTTAGGAACAAAGACTTTACTGACTCATATAATTGAGAGTTTCTATAGACTTCATTCTCTAATTCAAGTTCCTTAATAGCTTGTTCTTTAAGACTATCAATCTGGCCTCTTAGATAGGCTTTAACCTTAATCGTTAAATCCTCCGTCTTAGCATTAACCTCTTCCTGGATTTTGGTATGAACTAAGACAGCAATCTTTTCGATTACTTCCTCAGTTAAACCCTCAGGTAGGAGGTTCGCTATTTGTTCCAATGAATTTTTGCTCATATAACTATCTATCCCTTTAATTAAAAATTTAACAAAAATTTATTATTTTTGTTTTTAATTTATTCTATTTAACTTTTCATCAATCTTCTTCTCAAGAAGCTTGAGGAACAATCTTTCACCAACTACATTACGAATAGTTGATTCAATAATCTTCTTATCCTTAGTATACTGCTTAGATTCAGTTAAAGCTGGGTATGCGCCTCGGGTTGAAGGATCAGCTACAATATCGAAGGTAAGAAGTTTAAAGTCCTCATTAACAGTTTTAGCCCCAGTTCTACTTTCACTTAGGGTTCCCATTCCACGGCTAGAAATGCCGATCTTTACTCCCCCTTGAATCAGACCCTCAACAACCTTTCCGGCTGGCGTAGGGAGGATTTCAGCCTCTCCAATGACCTCTTTACCCTCCATCCAAAGTCCCGTTATGAGGTGGGAAGCATTAGATAGCTTAACCATATCGTAGGTTGGGTGGTCTAACTCACCTACAAGACGACGCTCTTTAATAGCTTCATTTAAAGACTTGATAGCTCCTTCAAGAACCCTCTGAGGATAAATTCTGTTATTGTTATTCGCCTCATCCGCTCTTTGGAATGTGCCTCTAACCTTTATTGGTCCCTTACGATTATTTTCGTTTAAGACACGCATGTTTTGTATAATAAATACGTCTTGAAGTTGTTGCATGTTATTTCTTACCTTTAGCCTTAGCTCTTTCTCTGTCTAGTTGTGAGTTCTTTCTAGAACTAGCTCCAGCATGTCTCCGCATTGTGTCTACAGAGTATTTCTTAATTCTTTTAAATGATGCTGGTATACTGCCAGGAGTGAATCCCTTTGCAGTTCTTCCGGCTACATTTTGTTGTCCACTATTACCCCACTTATGTTTGGTGACTACATATAGTCTATCTGAATTTTTAGTGGAAAACATCTGACCCATGTATCCATGATGAAGTGCATCATCTATGGAATTATAAACTCTTACTCTAGTTTTAGTTGGATTTGAGTGAGTCTTAGAGGAATAATTTTGAATAGCCTGCCTACCCTCTTTAGAACCCTTCCCCCGCTCTGTCTTACTCTCTAATATATCATTAGATTCTTTTAGTAATTTAACGAGATCTTCCATTTAATGCTCTTTTTAATTGAGTTTGTAAATCACTTGAACCCGTTATCTTCCTAACTTTTGAAGTTCTACCGACAGATAGATTACCAACTTCGGTCATTTCCTTAATTAAAACTTTAGCTTCCCTAAGAAGTTTAGAAAGTTCTAATACTAGGTTCTGCATTCTATCTTCTTTATGCTCATTAACCTTAGCTACTTTCTTAGGCTTATGTGAAACCTTCTTACCTTCAGTTACTAATGATACATAATCATCTGGGACGGCAATATGGCTAATGTCAGGAGCATTCGCCGATTGGGTAGTAGCCTCTTTTAAAGTTGGTCTAAGGGACTGGGAAGGGTTTTTTGCCATGGAGTTTAATATATCCATGGCAAAGTCACCTACTGAAATATTTGGAAGTTGTTTATCACTCATACAGTTAAACTAACTGTAAATTAACTATCTCAGCCCTTCTTAGCCTTCATAGAAACCTTAGGGTAACCTTTCCCAGCACCCTTCATTTTTCCCTTTGGCCCATCGCACATTTCATCCAAGTCCTCACCGTCATTCTCATCCTCTTCATCTGATTCGATATCCTCGGCAAGGGTATCAAGGTCCTCGTCGGTGACATCGTTCATCTCGCTAATGATTTCAACCATTAGATTGACATGCTCCATTAGCTGTTCATCTGAAATATCTTCCTCTAGCTTGGATTCGCAAAGTGGGCAAACATGGGCAGACTCCTCTAGTTGTTCGGAATCATCCTGAGTGACCTCTTCCTGGGTCTGTGGCTCCTGGGTTACTTCCTCAGTATTCTCAGTGAGTCTAACCCCACCCTTACCCCAGAATGCTTGATTGATTAGTTGATCAACCTCTTCTTTTAAAATCTCTCTTTTCATAATTTATAAACCTCGATAAATGTAATTAATTACCTACTAGTATCTATGGGAGAACTTAAAATATTTTAATTAATTTTTATTAATTGTTTTAATTAAAATATTAAGTTATAGGAACCGCACTGAATCTTGATCTTTCCATAATTTTAAATCCAGTTAAATATAACTTAAAGATAATATTTTGTGAACTATAACCTGGGCTTGCTGTAACCGAATTACTTAGCCAAAGTTGTTGTCTTCCGGCATAAGTTCTCAATCTTAATGGAAGCACTGGAGCTTTTAAGCCAGCACCGTCAGAAGATCCATTTCCTGGGACATAATATGAAAAATTATTTATAGCCCCATTTCCACCATAATTATCACCATTTTGTATATCTCCACCATCTATCCAAGTTCCCAAAGTTATAACTTTTCTAAATATGCCTTGATCAAATGCATCAGCATTTCTATCTACAATACTAACAAATAAGGAGTGTGGAGCAACATCACCCCCAGTATGAACCCCCTCTACTTTAAACATAACTTCTAGTAAATATTTTCTATATTGCGGAGCAGGATCTAATCTAGTATTAGCTGCAAACATCTCACTATCTGGACTGTAGTAAGTATTTCCTAATACCCCCGATAAAGCACTTGCAGGTATTATTATTTCCTTACTGTCACTTATATTACCCCAATCAGTGTAAGCATTTCCAGAAGCTAGTAAAAGTTCATTTTGTAAATAAATTGTTTTTGAAGAATCAACATATATTGTTTGAAAATTTGTTGGAATTGAATTATATAATTTTTTAAGTTCATAATCCATCTCAGCTTGAGTTACTATTGGATTAGCTAAAGATGGAGCAGGAACAGCAGCAGCAATACCTGCACGTTCATTGTAAGACAATTCAGTTGTTCTAAAGAATGGTCTAATGTCGATAACATCTGTATTATTTAGAATAGGTATATCAGCTTCATTTAATGAAGCAGTTTTCTTAACAACAATATAGGCTATTGGAAGGATTGATTGACCGACCAAAGCAAAATTATCTGTAGTTAATTCTTCATCTAATAATGGAGTTAGATTCATTAAATCATCAGGTGATGGGAAAGACCCAGCAATTTGAACTCCAGATATAGTAAATCCAGTATTTACAGATGCTTGATCATTTACGTTTGGTAATATTTTTAAATCACCATTTGAAGTGAATCCATCTTGTAGTAATTTTATTGAGCCGGTTGTATAGGTATAATCTAAACCAATACCTGCACCTCTTACAATACCTAATGCAGGTCTAGTAAGTGTGGTAGGAAGTCCATTACTATCAAATTTTGCTACTGTAGTTGAACTAGTATCTATTGCTTTTGAGTATATGAATAGTAAATCTATTCTTTGAATTGCATTGGTTAAAAGTCTAGTAACACCATACTCATCTTTGTAATAAAAATCATTAGCATCAAAAGCAGGTATTTCTATGTTTAATTGTTCTGATACATCAACTATAGCAGTTCTCGCTATACCTCTCCATCTCTTTATAAATTCAGGTTCTGCTGTTTGTAAAGATGCAAATCCTAATGCTACGTTATCAGAAGCATATTGCTTTATAATAAAATCTGCTCTACCTTGAACTGCTATTGTTTGGTCACCAGTTGGATTTTCAAAAGAGTTAGGTCTTCTTTGGAAGTTGGTAAATACTTGAGCTTTTAATAATGGAAATATAGGCTGATCTATATTATTTGGATTTAAATTACCCGTAGATAAGTTTGGTGGAGTTGAACTTAAGAATGTAGCATTTCCTTTATCAGGTAGCCAAGCTGGGTAGGAGAAAGCTCTTTCCGCCAAGCCGTTCATCCCTAATCCACCAGTTAGTATATTTTGTTTAAATTTATAAATAACTGATGATAGGGTAGAATCACTTAATGTCTTTGCATACCAAGTATTATATTCATTAATACCTGATCCGGTAATACTGGTTAATATCTGTAATGGAGTTAGATTATAAGCATCATTTATTCTAGCAGTAAATCTACCTGGCTTTACGTATACAACATTATCAGTTCCATTAACATAGGGCTTTAGTTCAGAAAAAGAATTTCTATCTAAGTCTTTTGCTGATAAAATATCTAAATTTACATTTACATTTTTTACTTGATCTCGTAACCACAAATTATTTTCTTGAAGTTGCTTTAATGGTATATTTTCAACTTCATAATAAATAGGATCATTAGATTTAAAATATCTAATAGGATCAGTAAATCTATATTGACTCTCTGTATATTGTGGCATTAGTTATCCCTCTCTATATCAAACACGTTGACCGATTTTAAACCTCTGTTATTATATGAACTTCCGTAATTAGAATCTTTGTATGGGTATTGAATAGATACCAATTTTGCATTTCCAGATTTACCAACTGAACAATGTTTAGCATTTGCAAAAGTTTCGGCAGCAGATTGATCTAATACAATTCTACCCCTAGTTGGGTCTACCACACCAGATCCATATAAATATCCAGAAGTTAAAAGTGTAGTTGATGGTTTATTCCATATTGAAACATATGTTGCACTTACACCAGAGAATACGCCAACATTTCCTGATGGTTGATATCCTTGAGAATAAATTTGTGGAAGTATACCATAAGAAGAATTTGCAGTTTGGCTATTATTTACATCAAATAGTGAATAAGTAATAGGGTCAACTGAGAAATATAATCTAAATGGTCCATAATTTTCAGCAGAAGTTTTTGCAAAAGGATGAGTAACTCCTGATCCAAAATAATCTAGAATTGATATTGAACTGGTATCAGGAGTTGTCATTGGAAGACCGCTAGCTGGGATTCCAGCGCCACTTGTCCAAAGTCCTAGTGGGCCTTGATATTTAGTAGCACTCGGATATGAACCGGAAACTGATATGTGCGACGCTTTAAGTTGTGAATTATCAGCAATATTCCAAATAAATAATTTTGAATTAATACTAGCTAAATTAGCATCAAAATAAGCTGCTGATGGCTGCCACCCATATCCGCAGGGGAAAGTAACATTATGAATATCAACTAAGCTACCATTCAAAGCTCTTACACAATAACCTCCACCAGTCACAGTGCTTAAATCATTTGAAGTTGCAGTTCCTGTTAAAGCAAGTATAAAGTGTAATCTACCTGCACCAGCATTAGGATTAGTATTAGCGATAAATTTATCTGTACCAGCAGTGGTAGCTGGGAAAGCAACTCCATAGATACCAGTTCCGGGAGTAGCCACATAGCTATCAGCAATTGGATTTGGATAAAATTGAATACTTCCAGATGAAGTAAAATTCTCATCAACTACATCTTTATAATCTGTATTATTTGTAGTAAGTAATGAAGTATTTCCAGATCTAATCCAACTAGCAGAGGTTGATCCTAGGTCTCGCATACTTAGAGTGGATTTATTATCTACTACGATGCAAGCTCTAGTAGAGTGTAACTCAACAGCAGTGTGATTTGCTCCATTAGAAAGATTAAAAGAACTTACATCAATAGATCCATCATAATTTGATTTATGAGGATTTATATTTATTTTAGAATTATTATCTGCAAGTAAGTCAACACCAAACCCATATATCACTGTTGGACCATTAATTTCTATTTGAGATGAATCCCCAGCGTATACTGCTGCTAGCTTGCTATTATTAGATTTAATTGGAGGACCTTTGATAATTGTTGCATAATTTTTAGCTCCAATTAATCTAACTTTAGAATTATTATTACACTGTATCTGGCTACCCTTTAAAGAGTATGAAGAATTTGAATGTAAATCAGATCTATTTGATTTTACAGATATTAATATAGCTTCTGAGTTATTATTAATTTCAATAGCAGGTATTGGAATATCCGTAGTACTATTATTATTTTTTGTTCCCATACTTTCATCAAAAATTATTTGAGTAAATATGGAATCCATACCTGAAGTAAATATTGGAGTTATTTTTGAATTATTTAATTTTAAATGTTGTCCATTAAAATTAAACTTTAATGCCTGATCTAGACCAGTCACTAAATTTTTATTATAAATAATTTGAGAACCATAACCATCAATACCAAATTTTTGATTATATTGTAGTAATAACTTATGTGCTTCTAAAACAGAGGATTCTAATGTAATACCTTTTAAATTTTCATAAACATTTAATGAAACATCTAAAGAAACTTTTGAATTACTACATTTAATCCCATTTCCAACATTTTGACAAACATTAAAATTAATTAATCTAGTGTTTAAATCACCACCAATTAAATTTGAATTATTTAATATAATTCCATTAGTATTTTTACTAATTTCAAATACGCAGTTCTCATTTATGAATGGTAGATATTTAGTAAAATAATTACCAGTTCCTCCAGGACCACCATTTGTATAATAAGACGATACCGTATTATTTTGTAAAATTTCCTCAATAACTCTTGTTGAACTAAGTTCAATATTACTATTATTTGCTAAAATTCCTGCTGCCGGATCATCATATGTGATAGTTGCTGGGGATGTTCCAACATTAGTAGAATTAAATAATACTCCTTTTCTTCTAGTATTCCAAGGATTAGTTAATCTTGTATTAGTTCCATCAAAATTATAAATTCTAGTTGCTACAAACCCTCTAAGAAGTTTTACATTAGAGTTATTTACATATAGTCCAGCTTTTCTATAACGGCAAACTACATTATTTTCTAAATAAATATTATTACTATCACTTATTTCTATACCATAATAATTGTCTGTTCTATTTGCACCATTACCATCAAGGAAAAAGTTTCTTATAAAAATAGGTCCATCACAATTAGTAACAACAATTTTATCTAATTTATTCCCATAAAATAAACCTTTTGATTTTGCATTAAGTGCATAGTAAGTTTGAAAATCCGCTGCCGTTAAATTATCTGACAATAATGAACCATCAAATTCATCTATGGTGCTCACATCATAAGTTGATATTGAATCGTATGTATTTTTAGTTGTATCAAGATCAAATACTTTAAAGTCGATAGTTCCTGAAGCAGCATTAAATGGACTTTGTATAGATTCACTGATTAAATTAGATTTACCAAATTTTGTATAAGGACTCACAAATCCATTAAAATTAGACGTAAACCTTGAATCTGTAATTGAACTAAAAACATTAGTTCCTATACTTATACAAGAACTATCTAAAAAGTGCCCTCTAACTGAAAATAATTTATTATTATTAAAAGACGTAAATTGACAAATAACTGATGAAGCATATCCTAAAGTATTATTAGTTGTTGCACCATATAGTATATTAAGTAATATTGAATTAATAATTGGATTTCCGTTAGATGTATATTGAGCAGAAGCATCTCCTTCGGATTTAGCAAAGTTTCTATTAATAATTTCTAATGATCCTCTTGGACCAAACTTAAAATTATCTAATACTAAATCTCCAAGGGAACCAAAGCTACCAACCTCAATAATTACTGGGAAATTAATAGTTTGTGGTAATGCTGCAATAGCTGCACTAACTGATTTGAATACATTTTTATTGCAGCCTGTTACTGAGTCTGGCGCATCTGCTGAGACAGCTAAGGCCACGCCACCTATACTTGAAGTTGGGAATCCTAGTTTTTCCCAGACTTGTATAGTTCTATCCTCTAAATCATACAATGGTAAGTTATCTTGTTCCCAATTGTAAAAAGAACTAGTATCAAATTTAGATACTTTTTCAGTCCAACAATTGAACAGTTTAGTAGAACCAAAACTAGTATAGATATCGTCTTTTAAGAACATGTTAGAAGTTTAAACTCCATCTAAAAACTAATCCAAAATAAGAAGTTTTTATTATTGGACTAAAGTATCTGTAAGCTACAAGTATTGAAGCTATAGGGTTATTATTTTTTATATTTTTTATGAATAAGCCAATTTCATTTATTGCTGATGGTAAATTATTACAAGAATTTTGATCTATGAAAATTGTGTATCTAACAGTATTATCATCAATTCTTGTAATGTTTTGTTGTGGAATTACCCCATACCATACAGCATTATTTTGAACAGAGTTATTCTTAATTTGATACCCTGAAGTTGAAAGGACATTACCACTATCCCCAGTGTATTGGGGACTGGTCGTCAAAGGTCCACTCAATGAATTGGTAGAGCTAGTTTCAAGAGAAGTATTTCCTGAAGTTCCTAATTGAAATCTATCAATCTGGTAATCTAAAATTGAATTAGATCCAGATAGGGCAAATAAATGTGCTAAAGCCACACCCATGCCTGAGACAATTATATTATGATCATCAAAAACAACTTCTTCACTACCGTCACCATGTAGTTTAGAAATAGTTAAATGACCTTTAATATCCAGTTCTTCAATTAAATTTAACATCATACCATTAATAATTCCCAAGTAAAATAAATATAATTAATCCCATCAGCACAGTAATAATTAAAAGCTGAAATTCCACCTGTTGCATCCTTCATATATAGTAGATCTTTATTAAATGTCTTTTTTGCAAATAATTTATGTTTTCTTACATTATTTAGAGTTTTAAAGTCATATGGTGGGGAATAACCTTGTTTTAACATTTCTTTTAAATCTAAATACCAAAGTCCTAATTGGTATATACCCCCGAATAAAAGTAAACCACCGGCATCCCCAGGAGGTAAAGCCCATTTTATTGAAACTTTATTAGGGAATGATAAAGATGCTAGAGCGGGCCTAATTGCTCCATATAAATAAGGTGCTGGGGGAGTGTTATTATAAAGTGTATTATGTGTTGCAGCATATCCTTCAGCAAACTTTAAGAATCCAGAAGAATCCATAACAGATAATTGATTATAGAGACTACTTAAAGTTCCTGAAGCTGCCGTTAGGGAGTAGTCAGCAGATGACACCAACCAATACTTTGTGCCCCCAGAAGCGGGGAAGCATCCTATAAAGTTAGCATATGCTGATAAATTTGGATCTATAATTGAGTTTAAACAATGTCCAACGTCTGGGACCCCAGAATAATAATTTGGAACAGTAGAATTTAATTCTAGTCTTCTATCTAATGGGGTTGGGGATGTGGGTAGTAAATTATAAATTTCTGCTAATGCAGATGCAGTGGCGGACGTATGGTAACTTTTTACATTATTTTCATATGATAATGTTTTTATAATTTTATCATTTGATATGTAAGTATTGGATAAAGTAGTATCTTTATAGTAACATGCTGCATGACCAAATAATCCTGAACCAGTTATATTGTCTGTGGTGTAGTTAGTAAAAGTACTAAAAATATCATCAATTTTATATACAGAATTTCTTGTTGAACTAGTTTCTAGAGAGCTTGCGCCACCATAAATAATAGAATAATTTTGATTAGGATTATAAACTAAAGTATGACCATATAATTTTGGACCAGCAGTTAAAGTATACCAATCATTCTCATAAAACCATAATTGATCATTAACTGGATTTGTTACGCTGGATGTAAGGCCACCATACATCAGGGTACCATATCGTAAAGTACCATCTACAGTTCCAGAACAATATGTCATTCCAAATAATCGTCTACCTGAGGGTCTTTGAAAATATCCATTCCCAGTTTGAATCTGTTCTCCGTTATCTATTTTTAATTCCCAATTAATCCCATCATACTCCCAAAGATCATTCATTACTGTTTGGGTATTACTAGTTCCACCAAATAAAATAATTTTTTGTTTATTAGGGTTATAAACTATTCTATGATCTGCTCTTGCTTGTGGGTTAGTGGGTAAAATTAATTGAGTCCAACTAGTCCCATCCCATTTCCAAGTTTCATTAGTATAAGTATTATTAACAGTTCTACCACCAAATAATAAGGTATATCCACCTTTTTCAAAATAAGCCATGGAATGGCCAGACCTTGGCCCAGGGCCTGAGGTAGTTTTTAATTCCCAAACATAAGATGATGGTGTAGTTACAGTTGCACTAGCTTCCCAAGTATCAGAGCAGTATGTTACTCCACCTGAAGTTCCACCAAATAAAACTAGCTTACCCCTAGTTGAATCATATACGATATCATGAAATTTTCTAGCTACAGGCTTTGTAATACTGGCACTAGTGGAACTTACATATACAGTAGATATATCATAAAATTTATTTTGAAGTTCAAGACTAGATGTATCTCCTCCAAAAATTACTACCTGCTGTTTTGTTACTGAGAATCCTGAGGTATCATATCTTAATATATGAGCATGTTGTTTAAAACCAGCAGCATCTTTCCCATAAGTTATAGCATGGAAAGTATAATTAGATGTATCTAATATCGCAGACGCAGATGGAATACTAGATAAACTGCGATTTGCAGTTAGCACATCAACAATTAATTCTCCTGCTCCATCTAATATCATTTTAATTTTTTAATGTTATAGAACTTACTATATAAGAACCATTTAAAGTTTGTGTTCCTGGGGATGACCAATCAGGGGATTCAGCATAACTTATTCTACTACCACCACTTGTTTCATAATAGGAACTTGTATTAGCTGCTACTCTACTTGCATAAGTATTAGCTATATTATTTAGATAGCGTATTATAGTTAATAGTTGTTCCTTAGAAAGATTTATTCTAAAGTCTTCATTGTTTATAACTCCCACTAATGGTTTAGCCCATTTACTTAAAGTTAAATCAATTAAATTAAATTTATACATTAAGCTAAACTTTGAGTTCTGTGTTGGTAGTGTGAAAATTTCAATTATGTAATTTTGATCTAGCCTATGAACTTCATTTAAATAATCACTTGGTAAGATTATATCTTTATTATTTGTATTAAATGATAACTCATTAGTTATAAATTCTGATTCAGATAGAGAAGCAATGACATCAGATTTTCTTAGAGGATTATCTATAGTGACGAATCTTGAACATCTTATTACTTCTAAATCTCTAGCTGTAAATGGATGGCTATAAAGATTTGAATACTGCGATAATATTAAATCAGAAGTTATATCTGATACTGAATGTTGCTTCCAACACTTATCCTTGCAATAAGACCACACCTTACCATTCTCTTCTTTAGTATGAATCCACACCCCAAATGTTCCACCACCGGTATTTCTACCATCTTCATCACAAATTATACTATTAAAACTTAACTTATATTCGTGATTTGGTGTCAGGAAATTATTTGAGACATCAAACCCTAAGTTCTGATCCGTTTGATATTTCTTAATATCAAATAAGATTCTACCAAGCTTGTCATAAGACTGTTGTCTTATCAGAATGTTATCATGTATCAATGGGTTATATCTTGATTCAGGACCACTGGGTTTAGGTATACTTAATATAGCAAATGTATTTCTTGGGCTGGAGCCTGAAACTTGGCACAATTCAACATATTTTAGAACACCAGAGTTTCTGTAGTCAGCATAGTTTATTGGGATAGACGACGTTGAACTGGCTACAAAAGTCCCAGAAGTTAAATTAGAGTTAATATTTATTTCAATTAAATTTTCTAAACTTGTAGTAGTTACATTACTTCCAAATGAACCCAGATCCTTTAATTTTGAGTTCATCAAAATAGATCCGTAAGCATGAGCAAATACTGTAGGACCATCTAAATCTAGAACACCTAGTGTTACCCTGTGCCTTTGAAAGTTGTGAGTATAATCGTAATATAATTTATGAAACTCTCTACCTAATTTAAAGTTATAATAATCATCTATTGAATTTGGAAATCCACCACTAAATTGAGTTAAGTTATTGACGTAGTTAATTAATAGATTATCATATATTCCCGAAGCTATTAACTCATCTTGTCTAGTAGAATAATATGATGAAGCTTGGAATAGTTTAGCATTTTCATTTATGTAATGAATAGTAGCTATCAAAGGATCTAGCTGACCATAATCCAAGTAATAATCAGGTCTTACACCTTTAGATGTAATTTTAGCATTCGACTCTATACCTCTCCAGCCCCTAACTGGGAATGTATTACTGACAGCTACACCATAATAAGTTTTAGTAGAATTTAAATTTTCACACTTATTGTATATGTCAGGAAGATTAACGTGATCTGTTACTGGAACATAAGTTTGTGAAGATGGAATTAGGCCGAGTGGCATAAAGCTACCACTGTAGGATTCAAAAGGTGATGGCATATTGAATCCAGACTTATTGTAGAATCCTTCTGTTGGTAACAGGAACTTGTGATTACGTCTTCTATGGGTTTTCCTAGGTAATAAACCAATAGTTCCACTTGGAACCATCAAAGGATCAGATATACTATCAGAATTTCTTCTGGATAAATTTACTCCGTTGTTATTCAATCCTTTCTTATATGTTGACATGAGCAAAGCAGAAGACCCATACCCACCCAAAAACATATTACTAGCTACATTCAATCTGGCAGTATCTTTTATATTTGAGTTTATATATTGGAAATGAACATTACTCATGCTATAGTCACTGCTAGATAAGGATGCCCTAGCAATTAACTCACCTATGCTTTTTGCAGGAGTAAAATCTTCAACTGCTTGGGCAATCATGGTCAACGCAACTTTAGAATCTGCTTCCAAAGTTGTCTTTGAAAAATCAAAAGAAGAAATGTCTAATATTAATTTAAAGTGAGATGATTTACCATTCCATAATGGAAGGTATTCACTCTTTGAATTAGTTACATCCTTTATTACATCGTCCCAATTTGGTGGGAACTGCATTGATGATGTAAACATCAACCAACTATTTCTCATGGAGAAATCGTCATCTGCTAATAGAGTTCTTGATTTAATATAATCAGAAACTTTTCTTGCAAACTCTATTGGGACTTGGAAGCAAAGCAATCTATCTTCGATGTAATCAATCATTTGGGTATTCATGATTACTTTACTATAGTATGGGATCTCCTCAAATGGTGGGACTTTTAAATCTCTACCTCTATAATTAAAGACGAAATTAAGTGAATTGAGATTGAATGGAGCGCCAGCTAGGATAAAATTATTCTTAAATTGGTATACGGTATCAGTAATAATTTTATCCACACACATCCTTATATTCTCATCCATACTACTGAAGCTATAACCAACAACATTTAGATCGTGTTGTAGTCTTGGAGTCCAAGTGCTAAAATCTTTTAGTAATGGTGACTCTGTGGCTAATGCATAGTAAATTAGGAATGGAACATAGGATTCCCAACATTCACTGATAGAGGAACTAACGTCTTTTACACCGGGACCTAATACAGAGTTTATAACGAATTGAATTGATTTTTTAGTTCCTACAGTTTTATAAATATCGACAGCATTGGCTAGTTGTAGTCTCCATCTTACTGGGTCAGATCCATATAGTTTCCAACCTATCAACTCAGCTAGCATTGGGATATACTCATCTGGGCACTCGTCAAGGTCGTTCAATACTTCTATCCTATCGACCATGTTAGAGTAATCAGCAAATGCAAATGAAAATGCTTTAAGTAATTTTAGGAATGGACCTTGTAATGATTTTGTAGTTAGGAGGAAAGAGTTATCTAGGTAATCTCTTATTGCAGTTTTTACTCTAACATCTCCTTGATCCATGTAGGATGGAGAGTATACAACATCCATCAGAGTTAGTAGCTTATCTAGTTGTTGAGTTCCACTAGTAAAAGCATTTGATGTTGATAGATATTGCTCAGGAGTAAAATCAATGGGTAGTATTTGGTTATTTCTCCATATGCTACATACGGAGTAATTTTTCCAAATATACTCTGTTAAACCTTTTATACCATCATTTAATGTTACGTCTTCTGATCTATAAGTTTTATTTATTAATGTGTTATAAACAAATGAAGATGGGTTGTAAGATAAATTTGGATTTGAAAAATTTAAAAAGTATAGCCAAGATAGATTCTTTATTAAGTAATCATGATTAGCACTCACACTAGTTCCAACGAACTGTAGTGAGGGGGTATTAACAGTTATTCCAGGTAATAGGGTATTTAATAAGAAATCTGAAAATGCTTCAGATGTAGTAAAGTTTCTAAAAGAATAATTTAATGGTATTAAAATTTTATTTTCAAAGTCTTGAATACTTATATTAGTTAAATTATTTTGTTTTATAAAAAATCTTGATATACCTACTGGTTTATTAATTGCACTAAATTCAGAATTTAACCCTGCACTAACTGTTAATACCGAAGATATAATTCCTATTGTTTTTAAATTGCTATTTATAATTTGATCTATTATATCAATTTTTTCATCTTTTAATGCATAGTCCTGCTCAAAATACATTGATGGTAATAAATATTTCATTACACCATCGTAGTTTGATTTATGGTATTGTCTGTTATCTATAAATTGAACTGGACTAGACATATTCTACGTTTAGTGTATAGTTATTTAATTGTATAATTTCGTTGAAATTAATTTTGATTGATTCAGGGACATTATCAATAGTAGCAAATCGAACTTCCTGAATTTCAAAAATTGAATGCATTAAGTCTTGTGGATTGAATTCTTTTCCAAAGTCTGTGTTATCAACATTGAAGAAATCAAGTATTGCAGTATTTACCTTAGCCTTTATCATGCTCTCCATATTTTCATACTTCTTATCTAATCTAAGTGATATGATTAAATCTAGAGTTCTTATTAGGCCATCGACTACAATTACTTCATCAGTTAACATCTTCTTATCTTCAATCGCCTGTAATAATTGTCTCTTGAATTCAGGAGTTGATTTTCTTAATTGTAGATTATTAGCCTTCTCTAAAACATAGAGGTCAATGATATTCGCTGAGGAATAAGCCCTTCTGGTGACTGCCATAGCCTTTCCAACAGAGCCATATGAGGAGATGTGGCCGTTGACGAAAGCCTTGTAATCTGATAAAGTTACCAGTCTATTTTGTGATTTAAATATTTGAGGACCATATTTCTTTGCATGGAATATTGTCTCTGCGTCAGATCCCCCAGTCCCTTGTGACGTATTTTCAATAGTAGCAGTTTTAGTTGTGGGTGTTCCATTGGTAAACGTTACAGAAGTTTTTGAATTAATTAAACCATTAATTATATTACCTCTGGTTCCACCACCTACACGGTAAATTATTCTATATTGATCACCGACTGCTGGGGACTTGCCAGTTACATTGTCTCCAAATACTAACGTTCCTCCGTAATTATCATTAGATATTAATTGGAATACTTTATCATTAATGCCAGAAGCAAAGAATAGGTTGTTAACTTGGCGATATAGACCGCTGGTTGATGAATCTCCAATCACGTAAGCCTGAATGCTACCCTCAATGATTGGAGTCTGTTGTAAGGTAACGGTCTTTAGAGTATCACTATTGGTAAAGGTTCCCGAATCTATAACCAAAGAACCTTCAAGTAAAACCAAATTAGATATTACTGTATTTGATGCTTTTTCAGAATCGTAAATAATTACATTACCCTCTGTATTTACGGTATCAATATCTCCGTTAGGTGTAACTTTATAGATTGAATAAGTTAGGGGTCTTCCATCCTCAGGTGAAGTTACTGTTACAGTTCTATTCGCTGGTGGTATAGTGATGTAGGCATTCGTTGACCACCCAGGATTCGTATCCAAGGTCAGCCTAGCATTAGCTGCGGCTGCTATTGGACCTTTCATTCTGATGCCAATCAACTGCATCAGGTCCTTTACGTTATCTCTCACTCTGGCAGTTCTTAGATAATTTTCATTAGCTAAGTAGTCGGCCTTGTATGAAAGAACGTGCCCCATGTATGCAACCAGTTCAATTAATACCATCCCAAAGTCTGACTCAGAGAAGTAATTATAATCTAATGGATATACAGCTTGTATATATTTTAATAGAGATTGTCTCAACGAGATGAAGTCGGTAGATGCAAAGTCTATTAAATTTTGCTTATCCACATCCTCAACTTTTGCTAGTTTGAGAAAATCAGAAGTTACATTTCCTTTGAATGACATTAAACTATATTAACTCCTAATTCAAATTGATCATTATTCTGCATCATAACGCAGAATAATTTAATATATAGACTATGCCCGCCTGATAAAGTTTTATTACCATATGGGAATATTTGAATCTTAACTAACTGAACATCCCTTGCATACCTAGCAAATGAATCCTGGATATCTCTTCTGATTCCGGTAAAAGTAACTTGATCTATTGGCTCCATTAGATAGTTTTTAAGGTTAGTTCCATAGTTTGGCAACATTAATCTCTCACCTTTTGTGGTAAGCAATAGTTGAACTAAAGCACTTTTAACTACTTCAAGATCGGAGCTTTTCTTAAGGAATCCACCCTTTTTTAATTCCCCAAATGGGTATTTAATTCCATAGAGTTTAAAATTCTTGCTTGTAGAAGAATTTGAAACTGCTTTGGAAATAGGTGCTCCGTATAGGTTACTATTCATTTTATACCGTTAATTATATATAGATATTAAATTAAATTACCCCACTTAAATTAGGTAACGTCGGATTAGGGTTATTTGTGGATTCACTATTGGCAAAAGCTGAACTTATAATACCATTTAAAGTAGTAAGATATGCTGGATATTCTGAAGTAATTAACGCCCAACAATTTTTAATCTGAGCATACCAGTTAAAAATTGCAGTATCATATTTAGCCCAATCTATTTTATCTAATACGTTTTGAGTTGAACTTACTTCAGGGTCTACAGAAGCACCAGCTTTGTAATAACAGGAACCACTTAAGAATCCTGGTCCCCTTAAGTAATAACAAGCTGGTTTCTGGCAAGAAGATAGATCTGCTAAGAATGGCCTAATATATTGTGAAGCAACACTGTAAGGTTGTGTATACCCATAATATTGAGTTCCTGATAAGTATTTTGGAGTTCCTATAATTGGGTTTACACTTGATACAGAAGATTTTATATTTGATTGTGGAGCAAAAGGTTCGTAAGATTTTAATAAATTTTGTAAATTTATTCCCGATACTATTGTGGGATATGTAACTGGATTTATAGAATCATTAAAAGATGATATAGGTAATGCTCTTTGTAATTCTTCTAGTAAGTTTATTTTAAAATAACAAAGTTTATCTCTTAAATAATCCCCAGGTCTTGCTGATAAGTAAACTGAATTTAAAAAACTAAAAACAGTATTATCTAATGCATAGTTTGAGAAAGATGCATGTCCTGTATTAAAATACTTATCTATTGAAATTAAAAATTCTGAAGAATTATTTTTTGTAATATCATTTTTATCTATGTAATAATTTTTATTTGATATGTCATACCCTAACGACTTTGCGTAATCAGAGTTACCAAAAGGAGCATATTTAGTTCCAATAGGTAATGGGGTACCAGGATAGGGATTAAATGAAGTGTCTATACTATTTAAATGCGGCAAAGCATAAAACATAGTTTGCATATACTCAAAAAAGTCTTCCCCTTCAGTTCCCCATTGAGAAAGTCTGGTCATCGAAGAAGCTGAATATGTCGCATTAGCTAGTGTATTTAATTCATAATTAGTTTTTTCAGTAATGGTATTTGGGAATAATACACTTTGTATCTTTTTTCTTCCATAAGTATTAGGATCTAAACTCTTCAGATCGGATAATGCTTTTAGTTGTAAAGCAGATACATATCGTGCATCACGGGCAGTTCCGTCTGCATAAAAGATACCCCTACTTAAATTATTTGGTTTGATACTTATATTTCTATCAATCATTGAATCAGTTATAAATCCAACCTGAAGAGAACTAAATGAAGATACTTCAGTATGCAAATGATTTAACTTTGATGCTAACGTTGCATCAATTACCATTAGTGGTTTATTTACAGAAACACAAGCTGATAATGCATCTAAATAATTTACTAGCCTATCAATAAATCCACCATTAGATCCTTTATAACAAATATAATCTAATTGATTGTATATTGAAGATATTGGATAAGTAGAAATTCCTTGCACTGGTAAAGCTTTAATTAAGTTTGCAGTGCTACTTGCAATATACATTAAAGAGCTAGATGAATAATTAATATTATCTCCACCACCTTTAAAAGTTACAATAGATGATGGCGGGTCGTAAGTAAGGATATTAGGATCTGGGTCTCCTAGGGTTGACACGCTAGGAACATAGCTACCTAAAGCAGATATGTAATTTCTAATTCCTGAATAGTAATTACCCGCATAACGACTATCAGGTAATACTGTTATCATCCTTGAATTTTCAGATCCTATTTTTCTTACTTTAAAATAATTTCTTATACCTTCAATTAATCTTCTATAATTTTTTCCAACTCTTTCACAAATTTGAGGAACTGATTCTCCCCCTGTATCAGGATTATTTGTTCCTAAGAAAATTAAACCAGCCCTAAAAACTATTCTATTTTTTCCATATTGTTTTTCTAAAACATCAATACTACTTCCTAACCAATTTATAAATTTGTAATAAATTTTGTCATTGTAAGTATCCCAGTCATTTATAGAAGTTGCGTAAATATAAGGATCTGCAACACTAGCATACGTTAAAGGAGTAGAAGCGGGAGCTGCCCCATCTTTCCCCATCTTTACAATAAATGCTGGCCGTCCATGGAACGTTTTTAAATCTTTTCCAAATAATATTTCAGTTCCAAATCCTACACCACGTATTCCTAATACTGGACTAGTATTTTCTTCTACAATTAATTGCTCAAACTTAGGCACAGTTAAAGTAGTTCTATCTCCAATTACAGATATATTTTGAAATTGCCCTGTGGCATCTCTTGACCAAAATGATGCGCTGGGTTGGAATATATAGACATCCTCTACTGCACCAGCCGTGTAGCCCATACCTGTAACTTGAAGTATGTTACCTCCACCTCTAGCATGTTCATCGCCAATAATAAAATACAAATCTATTGGACTAAGTGTTGCAGTTACAGGCACTGATACTTTCTTAAATGATGTTGTCACATTTTGATGTGCTGGTATCAAAGAATTTGTCTTTGATATTGCAGAGGCCAAGAAATTATATGCACTAACATCGGCAGGATTCAATACGGAATCGAATCCAACGTTAGCCATTACTTCCCAAGTTAAAGTAGACTTATATCCCGATAATGCCTCTACAACATCTTCAATATATGTATTGCCACTAACAACCATTGACGATGGGTGTCTAGTTAAGAAGTGGTCATTGTAAACTGTTGGACATCTTTGATAGTGATGCAAACCATTAATCATTGCATCTTCTAAGTTCTGAGGATCATATCCACCTATCTCATGGTATCTACCTTTGGTATCTTTTCCTGGGAAGTCATCTGGGGTATCTGCTTCAAATAAAACCCACTGCACATACATCTTATTATCCTGTGCGAGCCTTCCCATGGTCTTAATTCTTTGAATAAACTTATCACCCATGGAAGCCCAGCAGTATAAATCAAGATGAATTCTTAGTAAGTTAATCCCGGCAGACTTCAATAGTCTAATTTGATCCGACACTTCCTTTTCGTTAAAGTGAACCCAAGTAGAAATTCTGGTTGATCCATTAAACATCAAAGCAGCAGAATCCATACTAGAAGTTAATCCCTGAAATAGGTTTCTTACAGTCGTTGGAATATGTCCAGACTTTTCCCAAGTGCTTTCATAGGTTGGGAAGAAGTCTGCCCCTCTACAATTTATAAAGTAATGTCGGTCACTCATTTTAGATCCCTATCGGATGAACAGCCTTTACAATAGATTCTGGAACATCAAACACCGGCTTAGTCTTAGCTGCTCCAGATTCTATTAGAATTTTAATTTTCTCTTTAACTTCTAAAGCATTTGCTCCAAGCACTATCCAATATTGCCAGCCACCCCAACCTGGAATTTTCTTTTGATGATCTCTATTACCCATAGTGATAACTGTTCCAAAGCCGCTGTGCCAAATTAAACAATTACCATCAGCACTTGTGTCATAAGCAGAAATACTATTTTTACGACTTGTTAATACTGCTTTAGAGTGTCTCCAATTAAATTCATTAAAATCACCTTGAAGTCCATTACCTTTATATATGATATGTCTTTGCCCTTGTCCATATTGTGGTTGAGCATCTTCATCAATATAATAATTATTTAAATCAGTATCCCCTTTAGCAAGAACACCAAATGCAAATGGGCCTGAGGCAACATATGGTTTATGTTTGCCACCTGGATTTGAAAAACTTGTAGCCCCAGTAGTTTTTTCTAATATTAAAGCATAATAACAAGCTTTATCTGCTAATTCTTGATTTCCTGTATTAAAGCCATTAATAAATGGCTCCCAATTAAAAAACATTAATCCTGATCCATTAAAAACATCAGTAGCATTATTTCTAAGCCAAATTCTTCGTCTACCATTTACGGGATCGTCTGCTGGGTTATTAGCTGTCCCATTATCTCCCCAAATAGTATCATTATAACCTAAATCATTTCTAAATATATTAGTTGACCATTGCGTAAAAGTGGAATTACTTAAACCTCTCGCTGGGGGTAAGCTATTATTTTCAGTAAATTCAGAGTAAGTACAATTTCTAAAACAAGAACTAACTGTCGCGCTAAGGTATGGCGCAGCGCCAACAATGGCTGGTCTCCCACCAGAAATTTCTAAATCAAGATCTAAAAATTCATCTCTGTAATAATTATACAAATAACCTTTATCAAAAATATTAGGAACAATTGGCCCTACATCTCTTTGATATCTAGTTTGACCATACTCACCTGATGGGACTACTCGTGGAACATGATGCCACATTTTATGATGTATAACACCCTCTATTCCACTAAAGTTTACAGTAATTTTTTCAAAATATCTTTCATGCCTATAAAGGGCTGGATGTGCAAGGTCACCCCCGTGATCTCCTGCATTTATAGTTCCATCTTCTCCACCTTTGTATGATATAAAATCAAATGGTATTATACACGATTCAAATGCAGCAGATGCTACATTATTTGGAGCTAATCCTTGAGTATAATTCCTATAAATTGTTGGCGATTGAGACCAACTAGCATCTGGATACCATTTTATACCCTTGTAAGGCGCATCAGTAGATTCCGGTCTAAATGATCCAGCTACACCACCTCTAGTTTGGTTTGATCTAAAGTTTTTAATTTTTTCTGCTGGATCATCAAGAATTTCTCCTCTAAAATTAATAGTATATTTTGTTACACTAGAAAATGCTGATACATCTTGAGGATTTCCTGGGCGATATATATTTACCCCTTTAATTGGTGCATTACTAAATTCCATACACCATTCGGCAACGTTGGTACCCATACCTGTGTCAGCGCCACCTTTACCTAAGATATAACAAGAAGTATCTAAGCTTGGTATCTTATAAATAAATTGCTGAACATATCCGGGGCGTTTACTAAATAATGCTACAATAGTGCTACTGGCCCCTGTGGAAGACACATGCTCCACATTCTCTATAATCTCATAATTAATTTGACTTGCGCCTAACCCACTCGTTCCGCTGACTGGCCTGTAAGCGCCCATTTCCGTATTTAATTGGCTAAATCTACTTTTATCCCAGTTATAATTTGCCCAATAATCAGGTCTTTCAAATAATGGATTTTTTGCGGGTATAATTTTATTATTTTTTACACTTAAATTTTTCTGTAAGTCTTGAGCACTTAAACAAAATCCCTCAGGAATAGAACTAAAATTATCTACTTTACCTTGATCAATAATATTAACAATTACAAATGATCCTGTATTATTAATTCCAGAAAAAACAGTAGGTTGAATTGCCATATTATAAACTCACTATATCTTCCCATCCAAGGGTTAAAGTATCTATGTTCTTGAAGAAGTTTTTCTGAGTTTTATAATTGCTTAACACTTGTGATGGTGTAAGTGGTTTAGAATAGAATTTTAAACTACCTAAATAACCCTTCAAGCCACTAATCAAACCTCCATAAGTTCCACCCATGAAGTTCCCTTTATTGTAAAGTCCATCTGTATATCCTCCACCAACTACCCAAGGAGTAAAGAAGGTGTCGAGTTTTGGACCATACTTCAATGAGTTTGGAGCTAATGGACCGACAGAAGTAGTATTATATTCAAAACTATTGCCTACCTTAAAGGTGGGTAGCTCAGGCATCCTGTATTTAGGTATTCCAAATACGTAGGATATACTTGACGTAGCTATCTTATTCCCATCCAAATAGAAATTAATTTCATCCATCTTTGGATCAAATGTAACAGCCACATGACAGAAATCATATTGACATGCTGACAATGAAGCTCCATTTATCACTTGATTTATAGGGACAATCATTGAGTGGTAGCTTGTGTTGGTGGTGCACCCATCACTATCAAAATATGATCTATTTATTAATCCAGCAGATGAAGCCGTAATTGATTGCGTTGGGGCTAAGAAAAATACCGTTTCCGTAGCTGGATTATCATCATTATTATTAGATGCTGGTAATGAACTTACAATTCTTCTATCTCTGGTGAAGCCCATCATAAATCCGCGGACGTTTGTTCCGTTAGTATTTACAGGTGCATACTCAGTGTCTGTGTTTGTTCCAGTTCCAATGTATCCAACATTTTCATTCGATAGTATAAGTCTGTATAATCCTGATACGCTACCAATGTCATACCCCGTAGATATTGAATCTAAGTTTGGAACGTGAGTCCAGAAATCAATCGTAGCTCCGTCTGGGTTATATAGAAGATCGTTGAATTCTTTTGAACTTGGTAATCTTAAGAAACTTCCTAAAGCAGATGGCGCTGTAGGATTGGTTTGTGAGTGTTTAGTAATGCCCTCAAAGTATGGGATGCCAAGGCCCCTAGAGAATACTGACCCTGAATCTTTGGTTACTAGCTGCGCATACAAAGCATCTGTAATTGATGCTGAATTTCTAGTTGTAAATAAAGTTGATGATGGGTCTTGGTAGTCAGTCTCTAAGAAATTATACATGGCAAACAAGCCATCAGTTGTTAGAGAGTTTTCAGTCTGTAAAATTACTGCATCCGTAGACGATACGCTGCTACCATCAAATATGATTGCACCGGCACCATCCTCTGCAATGATAAGATGCTCTAGGGTTGAATTCTTATTATGAACTTTAAAGTTGGTCGTTGTTAGTTTAGTTTGAATTGGAGATACTACCCCTGAAATATCAACCTGGCTAAATAACAATGCTTTTTGCTTCTGAACATCTAGGCTTATATTCAAACCACCCAGGTATGAGAAGTCGTTGATTGGAACTTCACCTGGATTATATCTTATTCTAGTTCCATAGAGGACAGGCAACACAACTGCAAGTTCAATCTGCTTCTTTCTCTTATTTATCTTATCAGTAAACTGAGCATTCTCAGATATCATTGATTGCTTGAAATTCAATATAATTGAGGTTGGTGCTGAGTCTAATTCAAGGTCACTAAGTTGACCAGACAGATCATACATTCTCTTATTTCTATTCCCAATCAGATCTTGTAGGAATCCATCCTTATCGTAGTAATTTTGAATAGAAACTGTATCATTAATTATCTTAGGATCTAATGTAGTATTTATGTAATCCTTTAGATCATTAATTGAAACACCTTTACCTCTTCCACCTACGTTTGGATTCTGTATAAACTTCCATCTCTCAGAAGCTGCAATTTCATTTTGTTTAGCTTTTACGTAGGTTAGTGCAGGAGAGATACCACTTGATTGTGAATCAAAATACAATCCGTCATTCGATAGTATGAACTGGCCTTGCGTTGATTTTGGAGGTCCATAAACCAGTCTGAATATCTCCTTCTCTGCCTCTTGAGCCGCAACACAATACTGCTCAAAGATCGTTCCCTGGAGGTATTGGCAGGCTTCAGAGTTGAACTGTGGGACACTAGTGGGGTTCCTTTGTCTTTCGGCTATGATACCCGTAATAGCATTAATTTGATCTGTAGCATCACTTATAAAATTAGTAGCAGCCTCAACCTGTAATTTCTGCACAGCAAAGTTTTCATCTATAAAGTTTTGGAATGCTTCAGGATCAGTTGGTATGTTATCTGAAATTGAATGCTTGCTCTTTAAAAAGTTTTTAAAGTTATCTATACATTCTTTAATAGATTCAATTTCAGCAACCAAAGCTTGGTAATTAGCGTAAATATTACCTAAAGCATTTGCAGCTTCCGTTAATGCTCCAATAGCCGCAATGATAGCCCCTAACGCACCACCTAAGCCATATTTAAAAAAGCCTGATACAAACGAAAATAGACCTTCAGTTGTAAGCCATTCAATTAATCCAAATAGATTTCTTAACTCTTGAAATACTGCTTTTATAATTGAATCTGCTAATTCAATACCTGCTTCCAACATGGATAGCATCAATGCCAATACTGGGGTTGGAAGCAGTGATAACACTCTGAGTCCAAGGTTCATGATACAGCTAGGGACACCGAATGCCGCTCCGGTGGAGGTTCCCATGCTCATAAATGTGTCTATATTAAATACCATGATTATTTACCGTATACATTAAATCCTTGTTCTAACACAGTTTTGGGCTGTTGAATTGGGGTGCTTACATTTACTATAGTAGCATTGATAGCTGAGTTAAATCCAGGATTTATATAAGTTTTACCAAATGGTGAAACAGCACCTATAGCATCTTGGCTGGTTGGAGCGTACTGTGTTGGGTTTGTATTTGGTATGAGAGTATAGGTAGTAGTGCTAATTCCAATATTAGTTTCATTAGTTCCAGCGGCATTAAAATTATTTGCAGCATGAATATTAATATCTGTATTAGAGCTATTATTCATGCTAACCCCTGCAAATGAGTTTATATTTAGGAGAGCTTTCATATTTATATTACCCGCTGAATTAATATTTATGTCCCCAAGCAAAGAAGTTAAATTTAATCCAGATGCCCCTTGTATATTTACTGCCCCTGTGTTGGCGTAAATCATAATATCTCCATTAGCTTTTAATTGTATCATACCCCGGTCAGTAGACACATAAATGTTACTATTTCCAGGTGCAGTAAAGAATGGATTATCGGTATATATGTTAATGTCCCGGTATTTACTGACCAAATTAACATTACCGAACTGAAGTAATGGGTTTGGGATGTAAGGTGGGACGGCCTGCCTTGGATATGGGAGGGTGGGTGGTATAGGGGCTGGTAGCATACCATACGTCCCAAGAGAGTTATTTTTAAAAGTCATATCGCGCCCATCAACAATACTAACTTTATAATCACCATGCTTCACTATACAGGATTGCGTACTTTCTGATTCCGTTGTAATCGTTCGGGCTGCATACCCTTTATATGAAGATGAACTTATTACTATCCCATCTCTATGTTTATTTTGGATTATAATTCCTTGAGCGTCGGGGCTGTTACTAACAACAACCATATTTCCACCTTCGCTCTCTAGTTTAGTTTCTGATACAATCGGCTTTTGAGTTCCTGCTGCATCTTTTCCATGGAATGAAGTTATGGATAATCCAGCCCCCTGACCATTCTTGAATGTCATTTTTTGAGGCCGGTATGCATCATTGTATAGATTAGGTTCCATTACTAGAGGTAATGGCTGCCCCATCTTATTTATAGGGACTGCACCATGATCCACTGTATGCTCTACTACAGTAGACATGTAGTAGTATTTATTTTTAATTTCATCGTGGCATAGTAAAACTTTTGAGTGCAGTGATGGGGGTGAGAACTGACCTTGAAAATAAGGAGAATGATAAGGTGTTGTATAGATTACACCTTCTATAGATAAGTCTTCACCTTCTAGTTTAGCATTGAATCTACCTGACTTAGTATCGTCTCTATTACTAGTAACTACTGCTTCAAAAATTCTCATGATTATAACCCTATGGTAGCTCCTACCTTCTTGGTTAAAGCAAATAATGAATAGCAATCATTTGGAGTTATTACATGCTTAAATCCATAAATATTATATGCACCAGTGAAAAAATCAAACTGAGAAATATTTGGATTTGAATTTATTCCCATACCTTTTAATCTTTTTGAAATAACAAGGCATGGTTTAAATAAATAACTTCTTGCAGAATCAATATGAAAGAATGGTAATGTTTTTAAAGTTAATTTATAAGTTTGATTAGCTGTGTATTTTGCTATTTCAGCTAAAATTGCATCTTGTGATAAATCAAAATTTCTAGGTGTAAAATTAAAATAAAGACGACGTAATTCTGTTGAATAAGATTTTATATTACTTGATCTTTTAGTTGATAATTCAGGTTTATAAAGAGCAAACATAATATTAGCATATTCAAAATTAGCTTGTTGTCTTTCTAATGATGCTCTATCTATATACCAATCGTA